ATATCGCCTACACTCCAGGAGACTAGCCGACTGTAGTCACATTGACTACACTAATGTCATCATATTGATGGCGCCTGGTTGTACACTGTAGTCAATTTGATTTAAGGGGGGGAATCGATAATCTGCGAATCCCGGAAATCCGAAACAGACCCCCCAGGTGCAAGTGGGTCCCCCATTTATATACCTCCCCACTCTCGCGAGAAAAAAATATAGAATCATATTTCAGTCCGTACTTCAGAGATCCTGCAGAGAGGCCCTGGATGCCCGCATCGGGCGAGTTGTCGTTGGAACATGGTCCTATGGGCTCTAAGGCTCTCTGGGCCTTAGAGAGGCCCTGAGAGCCTCTTGATCTATCCATTTGGCAGTTAGTTGTTCTATACTGCAGTCTGAGGGGGGGAATAGGTGGTGATAACTTGGGTGAGGTAGCAAAGATTGAGGTTCACAGTGCCTGGATGTTCGACTGCAACGAGTGTGGTCGGGAGAACTTCATCCGTGGTGTGAGGCGTGAGTCGATTGAGAATAATGATGGTCGGGTGGATCTGTACGTGCTGTATCCTCGAGAGGTGAAGTGTAGGTTTTGCAAGAAGCAGTATGAAACGGAGTTATCGGGATGAAGCGTTGCCAGGAGATCGGAGTTTGCATATTGTTGGGACTTGGTGTAGTCTATTTGACTACACACGTACTTGTGACGACGATTATTCTGATTAAGTTGCTTACCTGGATATGACACAGTATGCACGCCCTGATGGGACAACGGATGACGGCAACTGGACGAATAACCACACAAATATAGACAATACGGACGACCCCACGGGAACAGGGGCTGACAGCGATGTTGTTATCGGAGATGGGACTGGTGGTTCCGAGGTGCAGGCGGACTATACGCTGGGCAATACGATCACTGATCCAAGTGTTGGATCGGGGCACAAGCTCTACTTCCGGTTTGCGCGGGGCGATGATGCTGACCCGGATGTCAGCAGCGGGCCGCAATCCAGTGATTGCACATTGACTGTCAAGTTAATGGAAGGATCAAATATACGTGTGACCAGGGTAATTACGGCAGGCAGTACGCCGTCGATAAGTGGTTCCTTCACTTACAATTCGGCGAGTTCGGGGTCAACGAGTTTCAATCTGACGGCAGGGGAAGCTAACTCGATCAGCAACTACAACAACCTATTCGTCCGTGTCCTTTGGGAGGACGCAGAAGCCTTGGATTACTTGTATCTTTCACAGATTGTTCTCGAGGCTCCTGACTCTGGTGCTGCGGCAACAGCGCTTCCCAAGGCGATGAATACATACAGACAAATGAGGGAGAATTAGAATGCCAAGAGTAGGTAAGAAAGAGTTTGGTTACGGTAAGAAGGGGAAGGCTGCGGCGAAGGCTTACGCCAAGAAGACAGGGCAGAAAGTTAAGAAGCCCCAGGCTGCAGCAAAGCCTTCGAATCTTGGCATTCTCACCCGTCGTGCAGGAGCGTACTAGATGCCAGGTCAAGGAGAGATGCCGGGTCAGGGAGAAAATCCTTTCGGGTTTAATGAGGCCATCAATCTTTTAATCAAGATGATGCAGCGTAAGCGTGCTCTTCAGCAGCCTGGATTTGTACCCCATCCTGGTCCCCTACCGCCCGGAGAAGAGGTCTGGGGTTTACCTGGCACCATGGGAGGTCCTCCACCTCAACCGAAACCAGTGCAGGGTCAACAGGCCAATCTCGAAGACTTAGCTCGTCGTGCAGGAGTAGCTTAAATGTTTCTCAAGCAGAGTACTGCTTATACGTTTCGCCTGGGACCATTTCTAGACGAGACCGATGGAAAGACAGCCGAGACCGGCCTGACCATAAGTCAGGCCGATGTGAGGCTCTCTAAAGCTGGCGGTAACTTTGCTCAGAAGAATGAGAGTTCTTCTTCTTCGCATGATGAGATCGGGTTTTACATCTGTGTACTGGATACGACTGATACCAATACCTGTGGTGAACTGCTGGTGGCAGTTCACGAGTCAGGGGCATTGCCGGTATTCAAGACGCTCCAGGTTGTGGAGGAGCACATCTACGCAGCACTGTTTGCTGCCAGTGCTGCTGCCTTCGATGCCAACCAGCGGGTGGATGTAGCCAAGATTGAGGGTAGTGACGCTACCGACCAGATCAATGCAGCCTGTGACGCTTCGATTGTGACTTACAACCTGGATCACCTGCTGAAGACGGCAGTTGCCAGTAATACGGATATGACGACCGAGGTTACCGATGGTTCGGTCCTCTCGAACCTGATGACTAAGACCGGTGATACCAGTGACTACGCTTATGCCACGGACAGCCTCGAGGCTCTCGGTGAGGATGCTGATGCAATCCTGGCTGACACGAACGAGCTGCAGGGTGATTGGGCTAACGGTGGTCGTCTTGACACGATTATCGATTCGATTCTTGTTGATACGGGTACGACGCTTGACGGGAAACTCGACGGGGTCTGGACCACTGCGATTACCGAGTCGTATGCAGCCGATGGGTCGGCTGGAACTCCAGCCCAGATGCTTTACATGATCTGGTGTGCTGTGCATGAGTTCAGTATCAGCAGTACCACGATTACCGGTAAGAAGCTTGATGGCAGTACGACTGCCATGACCTGGACAATAAACAGCGCAAGTGAACCGACCAGCAGAACAAGGGCTAGTTGATGGCAGTTAAAGATCTCATTGGGCCTGGCTTTGTCGGATCTGAAACGATCCAGTACATCGTCACTCGTGGGATGTCATCAATTGACCCGCAGATGAACGTGGCAATCATCTTCCAGAGCAATGTGCTCATTGGAGATGCCACCGAGGAAGAACACTTTTTGAAGGGAGTTGCAGTCACCGGTTTTACTTTCCTCCTGCTTGACGCTGGTAATGGTACAGCCATTACCAGCGGTACAGTGACAGGCAAGATTACCGGGGACGGTGGTACTCAGGGAGCGGTAGCCGGGTCGTTTGTCCACGAGGGCAATGGTCAGTGGTCGGTTAACCTGAGTGCGACAGAGATGGATGCAGATGTGATCGGATTGTCATTCCTGCACAGTAGTGCTGTGCCGGTTTACAAGACGTTGAGGACTAAATGATGAGCAGCAATGGTAAGAGACCGGATTCGTACCGCAAGTTGTTCGTGGACCGTATGCGACGTGAGAATCGTTTCAGCCAGTACCGCGACAAGTATCGTGAGTACATGGCCGGTGGGATGCCGTTTCTGAAAGCCCAGTACCAGACGATGCTCGACATGGACTACCAGGGGCCGGAACATGAACGGGCCATTGTTGCTGGTCAGAAAGAGGAGGTTCGTCGCGTCCTGGATCAGGATGTCGACAAGTTGCTGAAGGACTACGATATCAACGAATCCGATCTCCCCATAGAGATCGCATTCGTGTTTCATAACCTGCAGAAAACCAGGGGCGAACGCCACCAATGGGGTGTCAAGCCCACGGAAGCGCCGACCCCTGGAGCGTGGAATATGCTCGCCTGGGCAACTGAGAATGAAGGGAAGTTCATGGAGTTGGTTATCCGTGAACAGTTGAAAGGATAAGGAAAGTAAGCTGACGAACAAGGTATGGGTGACACGGGTGAATCGATTACGCAACTGGAAGAAATGTTATCGAGTGCACTGATACCTGATGAGTCTGTACAAACAAGTACCTAAAATATTGAAGGATAATCTTCGTTATCGCCGCGAGTTGATCTTGTGGGCCGATACCTCTGCGCGCAGACGTAGTCTCTGGACTGCCTGCAGGCACGATATCCTTTTCTTTATTAATGCCTTCTGTTGGCTTTACGAGCCACGCACCAGCAGGTTGCGTGGCACTACGTCCAACGTGATACCGTTCATAACCTACGGTTACCAGGATGATGCTTTCCTGGAGATGCACCGTTCTCTGGGGCGGGAAGATATCGGCGTCGAGAAGAGCCGGGATCTTGGTGCTACGTGGATGTTCCTGACTTTGTTCTTCCATAGCTGGGTATTTGAAGACTTCTCCAGCTTTGGAATCATGAGCCGTACTGCAGATCTTGTCGACAAGCCCGGAAAGAAGGACACACTTTTCTGGAAACTTGATTTTCTGCTGCACGGTGAAGGCAGGAAGGGGGGCCTGCCTAAGTGGATGCGCCCGAAGGATGTCTATCGCAGCATGATGCTCATGGAGAATCGTGACAACGGTAGCACCTTCGAGGGCGCAACCACGACCGAGGATGCCTTCCGTGGTGGTCGTAAGAAGGCTATTGCCCTGGACGAGTTTGCTGCGTTTCCCAATGGTGCGGATTACGAGGCACAGAATGCCACCCAGCATGCGACTGACTGTCGCCTGTTTGTCTCCACTCCCAAGGGCTCAGCCGGTGCCTACTACGACGTAATGCATACGCCATCTTCGATGGTCAAGATCATCATGGACTGGAGGGGACATCCTGAGCGGAGTAAGGGTCTTTACAAGTCAGAAGCCGGGAATCTCGAGATCCTTGACGAGCAGTACAAGTTCCCCGGTGGTTACAACTTTGTGCTCGATGGGAAGGTTCGTAGTCCTTACTACGATAACGAGTGTAACCGTCCTGGTGCCACGCCCCAAAGCGTGGCCCAGGAACTGGACCGTGATTACGGCGGTTCTGACTACCAGATCTTCGGGAAGGATCTTTACGAAGCTGGTCAGCGCAACCTGATGATCCCCTTTATGCGGGGTGTCTTTGGCTACGATGTTGAGACCCTGGAACCCACTTTCGAGAAGTCTGACGACGGTCCTCTGAAGTTATGGGTACACCTGGATAGTGATGACAAGCCAACTGCTGCGCACTCCGAGTACGTGATCGGTTGCGACATTTCTGCAGGGCTGGGTGGAAGTTATACAAGCAATTCGGTCGCCACGATTGTCAATGCTGTTTCGAAAACCCAGGTAGGGGAATTTGCCAGCAATACGATGCGCCCGGAAGACTTCGCAGATTACGTCGTCTCGTTGTGCAAGTTCTTCCACAATGCTTACCTGATCTGGGAATACAACGGCTCTCCCGGGGGGGCATTTACCAAGCAGGTTCTTGATCGGCACTATTCGAATATCTACTTCCGGGAAGTCGAGCATAAGAACTTCAAGAAGAAGACCAAGAACCCGGGTTGGTGGAGCAACGAGCGTAACAAGCTTGCGGTCCTCTCCACGCTGGCCAAGGCAATCAAGACAGATGAATTCCTGATTCGAAGTCCTGAACTTCTCGAGGAGTGCAGGCAGTACGTCTACAAGGATGGTCGCGTTGTTCACAGCCGCAGTGTTCGCACTATTGATGATTCCAGCAAGGGCCAGGCTCACGGGGATCGGGTGATCTCTGCTGCTATAGCCTGGCATGCGGTGAAGGATCGTCCAGCGGCTCCGAAGGAGGAGTACCGAATGGAAGTTCCGCTCGGTTCCATGGCGTGGCGATTCAAAGAACGAGATGACAAACTGGCAAAACTTAACAGTGATGGGTGGGAGTGATGGACCCGAATAATTCGAAAGAGCGTAGTCGCCTGATGAAGGCGATTGAACTTTCCAACCGGTCCTTGCGACCGTTCCGCAGGAAGCGGGAGCGCCTTGTGCGTGATTACGTCGGCTCGCATTACGGCGATGGTGGTCCTAATCGTGAAGTGATCATGAACCTGATGTTCCAGACTGCTGAGACTTATTCCCAGTCACTGACTGCAAACCGGCCTCGTATCCTGGTCACCAGTAAGCATCCGAAGTACCAGTGGTTCGCACATCATTTCCAGATGGCGACTAACAGCCTGATAAAGGAGATACATCTCGAGGAGATCATGCGCCAGTCGGTTGTGGATGCGTTTTTCTCGATGGGTATTGTCAAGGTCTACAACGCAGATGCGGGTTTGGTGGAACTCGAGGGTGAGGATGAGTGGGTCGATCCGGGCAAACCGTTTGCTGAGAATATCAGTCTTGATGACTTTGTTTATGACACGCAGGCGACCAGTTGGCGCAAGGTGAAGTTCGCGCTGAACAAGTACCGCATGAGTTTTGAAAAGATGCAGCGTGATATTGCATTTGATCCGAAGTTGACCAAGGAGTTGCAGCCCACCAGTAAGTTTGCTGATTCCGATGGTGAAGATGGAAACACGGGTGTCAGGAATATGCTTCGCTCCGAAGGTGATCCTGACGAGTATGAACCGATGATCGACCTGATGGATGTCTGGCTTCCACAGGAGAACCTGATTGTTACCTGGCCGGTACATAATGCCGAGAAACCCCTGCGTGTCATGGAGTGGCAGGGTCCTGAGCGGGGTCCGTTCCATATCCTTTCTTTTGGCGATGTCCCTGATCATATCATGGGCATCTCTCCTGCCATGAACCTGAAACCGTTGTCGGACATTATCAACGGGTTGCTCAGGAAGCAGCGCCGCCAGGCCCAGCGACAGAAGGACATTCCTTTCTACCAGGCCGGTCATCACGATGATGCCAAGCGGATTGAACAGGCTTCTGATGGTGAGTGGACAAGGGTTGATAACCCGGACACAGTGAACGTGATGAAGATGGGTGGCGTGGATCAGGCCAACCAGGCTTTTGGCATGCGTATGACAGATATGTTTGACCGTATGGCCGGGAACCTGCAGGCGATGGCGGGTCTCGGTCCCCAGTCCGAGACCCTTGGTCAGGACAAGTTGATCCATGGTGCAGTTAGTAAACGCGAAGCGAACATGCAGTACCGAGTGGTGAAGTTTGCTTCCGAGTTATGTCGAGATCTTGGTTGGTTACTGTGGATTGACCAGGTGAAGGAAACGTCCCTGGAGTTCGAGGAAGAGGGGGTTACTTTCCAGTCCGAGTGGACCGGTGAGATGCGTGAGGGAGATTTCCTTGATTACAACTTCGAGATCGAGCCATTTTCCATGCAGTACAAGTCACCCTCGGAGCGCATTAATGGTTTGACTACTTTCCTGACCCAGATTGCGATGCCGATGCAGCAGCAGCTTCAGGAGATGGGCGGCATGATTGATTTGCAGGAGCTGGTCGAGATGTATTCGGAACTCATGGATCTGCCGAGATTGAAGGGGTTGATCCGATTCGAGGAGCCGAAGGAAGACCGTCCCGGTCCAACTCCCGAGATCCCCAAGCAAGCAGCCCACACTGTGCGGGAGACTATTCGTAAAAGCGTACCCACCGGGGGCACGCCAGAGAGTCGTAGTAACGCCATGCAGCAACTGCTGCAGGGTGGTCAGCCTAACCAGGATCAGATGGCCCAGTTCGGGAGGCAACAGGCTTAGATGGCATTAAGAGAGTACCTGTACAAGGATTCCGATGGTGAGTTGCGCTGGCATGATCAGCCCCACGGCCAGCAGCCCAAAGCTGCTGGCGGGCGATATTTTGGCGCTAATGGTTGGTCAACAGGCTTGAAGAGCGATGCTGCTGGCATCGCTCCACAGCAGGTGAAGGAGTTTAACGAGGATGCAAAGAATGCTGGCTTCACGGGAGTCAGTTTTGACTCCGATGGAACAGCTGTTTTTACTAGCAGGAAGCAGCGTGCTGCTTACCTGAGACATCGTGGTTTATGTGACAGGGATGCAGGTTACGGCGACTCTGCACCAAAAAACTATTAGGGGGATATGATGAGTACTGATATAACTAATGAAGAAGAAAAAGAGGTCGAACTTACGGAAAAAGACCTCGATGTTATTGAAGAAATAAACCAGGAGAACGAGCCTGAAGAAACAAGTGGAGACGCCGATGAACCTTCCGGCGACTCCAAGGAGGTTGACGAACCTCAACCTGCACAGGGGACGGAACCCGATGATACCCCGGGTGACGATAATCTTGTGCAGTGGGCGAATTATTACGGGATAAACCCGGGTGATTACGCCAGTGAAGATGCTTTGCGTCGTCATGTTGAATCGACTGGCAGGTATTACCAGCAGGTCCAGCAGATGCAGCAGCTTCAGCAACAGCAGGGTGCTCAGCAAACGCCCACGGATACGCCGGGAGAGCAATCTGCTGCCAAGCGATTTGAAGTTGGTCTGGATGAAGATTATGACGAAGGTCTTCGTGACAAGATCAACGAACTGGCTGCCGAAATGCAATCGCATTACGACGGCCAGATGTCCGTGTTGGCCCAGGCAGTCCTGAGTCAGCAGGAGTTTATTGGCGGTCAACAACAGCAAGTGCAGACCCAACAATACAGGTCTGAGCTTGATAGCTTCAATAAAGCGGTTGGTGAACTCTCCAATGGCAAGTTGTTTGGAGAAAGTGGTTACCAGGACCTGCAGCAGGATAGCACGGAAGCTCAGAATCGTGAGCAGCTGTACGATCAGGTTCTTGTTCTGGCAGCAGGATATCAGCAGCAGGGGAGACAAATGCCCCCGATGGCTGACCTTGTTGGTCAAGCGTATCGAACTACGTTTTCAAATGAAGTAGATAACCAGAACCGCAAGTCGTTCAATGATCGTGTTCGCAAACAGGCCAGGAGCCGTCTAGGTTCCGGCTCGAGTGCGAAGAAGACCAGTGTTCCGACTGACGATCCTGTGGATAACCCGCTTCTGAAGGATGCCTTCGATGGCTACCTGAAGGAGAACGGGGATCTGTAGAGCGGTTTGTAATATAGGAGTCGGAATATGCCTTTGCTACCCGACCAACTAGATGATTTTGTCAACCTGACGCTTGACAACTTCAAGAAGCGCCGGTGGGTGGATATCTCGTTAGATAACCAGCACCACATCTTTGCTTCGAAGATGTTTAAAGCCAAGGGTAAAGACCCTGAAAATGGTGGTGTTCAACTGAACTGGAAGATCCAGGTAACTAATACCGGGACTGCCAAGAACAGTGAACTGTACGC